TCAACTATCCTGCGAGCAGGCTTTAGGTCAATGACAGCCTGATTTAACTTTACTTTTAGAGCATCAATTGGCTCGACTACAGGAGCTTTGGGGATTGCTGCATCCTTTCCTCCCATTGCCATAGCACCTGTTTGTGTGCCACGGGGGACAAGAACAGGAGCAGATGGGGCTATACGAGTGAGGGGCGTAGCTTTAGTATAAGAAGCATTGAAACGAGCCATTACTTCATTGGCAGCCTCGTTTGCTCCTCTCCGTTTAAGGTTGATTGCTTGCCTTAGTGATGCTTCGGCATCTTTGAATACCTTGCTGTTTCTTGGTATATTGTTGGCTTTAGCATAATCAACTATCTGCTTATACTGAGGCAATCTGCGAAGCTCGGTCAAAGAGCGTATAGCACCTACTCCTTGCCACCCTATAAGTCCAACAGTGCCTACCAACCCAATGAAACCAAGAACACCTTTGACAGTCTCAGCTTCAGGCGAGGTCATAACCCCCCTTATCTGCTTGAATGGGGTGACTTCACCTAGAGGGTCTATCTGCCGTGAAAAGGGCATACGAGAAAGGGGGACTTCTTCTTCCACCCTTCTACCACGACCACGAGGAGGAGTAATAGGCTCCTCAACCCGCTTCCACGCCTTTTCTGATTCAAGCCAATAGTAAGATTCCCCCGCTTGCTTTGCCTTTTCCCTTAATACGTCTTCTAATAGAGAGGGTTGAGTATAGGGGGTAGTAGGAGTTGCCCTTGCAGAAACACCAAGGTCTGCTGGAGTAGGGGCGACTGCCCCAACTTCAAGCTCCTTCCACAGTTCCTCTAGGGTTTTCTTTCGCTTTCCATTGGGCATCTTAATCCCACCTCGCTGGAGGGGCTGTTCTTGAAGGATAAAATCCACGTTGCGCTGGTGGAAGCTTCATAAACTCTTCTTCCCAAGGATACTGCTGAAGAGCCATCTTCAATGGGTCTTGTTCCTTGAGCTTTCTCTTTTGTTCATAAAATGGTGTAAGGAAGGATGATTCGTGTATAGTCTCTGGTGGGCGTTCGTGGACAGCTTCCCACCAATCTTCTCTAGCTTGAGCATACTGGGCAGGAAATTCTCCTGCTCGCCCTCTCATATAACGCTGAAGGTTGGGGCTACCAGTAAAGGATTCCATAAATTGAGAGGTTACGCCAGTAGCAGATGGGAACTTCCCCCAAACATCTTCCCAATATCGTTGCTCAAACCCCGCCTTTTCAGCTTTTCTTTGCTGTGCTGCATTCTCATATCCTTCAATTGTTTGAATCTGTCCCCACTGTTTAGCAAGAGCATTTATTTTGTCTGCTTCTGCCTGTGCAAGTTGTTCTGCTGGAGTTCCAACTTCTCGGTATCCCTCAACGCCCTTCTCTGCTTGAACTCGGTATCGTTCTGCCTTGGCTGCTGGAGACATAAACTCAAGAGTTTTAAGTTGAGCCTCTTCCAGATATTTCTCTCTGGCTTCCACAGATGCTTGTTTTTGAAGGGCTACTTGTGAAGCAACAAAAGCCCGACGGCGAAAATCGCCCGTAGGAGCAGTTATAAGCTCAACATCAAGCCCTCGCCCCTTCAGCCATCTAGGGAGTTGACTGCCTTCAGCAAGAGGTTCAAGCCCCATCATATCTGCTGGTGTTCCAGGTGGAACTTCAGCAGCAGCTACTTCATCATAGCCAGCCAAAATCTTACTGATGGAATCCTGTGATATTGCACCAGATAAGACAAGTTGCCATAAGAAGTCTTTTAGGTCTTCTCGGAGGCTGCCGTAGGTATAGAGTTTTGGTATCCCACCATTAGGCATTATACCATCCCCTCAAGTGGCATTTGGGCATTCATTGCTCCCCCTGGGAGTCCCCCCAAGGATTCGCTAGGCATTACATTAGGGGGTGCCCCAGTCTCCCCCGATGGCATTGATACACCAGGCATTCCAGCAGCCTGTTGCTCTAAACTTGTTGAGGGCTGGGTTCCACCTGCTGCTCCTGGCATAGCACCTCCCATTAGACGCCGAAGTTCAGCAATTATGTTTTGGGCAAGGTCTATGTCATTATCAGCCAAGGCAGCCATAAATGCCTTCCATAGCCTAATAATTGGTAGGGTATCTGCCCACTCTTTAGCAACCTTCTCGGATTCAAGATTAGTGTCCTGAACCTCCAGCAAGGCATCACGAGCAGTCTCCATTGATAGTAGTGGTCTGTCGCCCTCTGTGGCTTGTCGTGCCATAAAGTATCGTTGGGCATCATCCTTTGGCAAGGTTGGCTCAAGTCGTATCTCTGGATGCCAAGTGCCCTCAATATCTGATGGGGCTATCTTGACTGACTTGGGTATTCCAAATGGCTGATTTCGGCTGGTTCTTCCCCGAACTTCAACTGGTTTCCAGCCACCTTTACTATACTGTTCTAGCAGTGAAATACACGATACCGTGTAGGCTCGTTCCATAGCTTCAGCAAAAGGCACTACAAGAGTTGAGAGTGCAGCCTGAAGTTGGTTAATAGCAAATCCCGAAAGCCTGAACCCAAGCTCACCTTGGGCAACGTGAGAAAGCCCACCTCGTTGTTCTTCACCCGACATTATGTTAAGCAACCCTGATGCATCGGCTGGCATAGTAGGTTCTATCAGGGGCGCAATTTTCTCACTTGTATTGGAGTCCATTGGCACTAATCCCGCCTTCTCGACTTGCCAGATGTCCTCATCAAGGGTTTTGGTTGCACCTGCTGACCAATAGCCCAGGGGAACTTTCACTCCTCGGCGCACCATTGTCAATAGGTCGGATATTGTCTTGTTCGTTGGGGAATAAATAAGCCTGTTTGCATCAAAGATGGACTCCCCTATGTGTTTGCCTGTATCTTGATAATGCTCCTGCCAAACTGGAGGCATTGAGCCAGTTCGCAAGATAAAGGCAGGGCAGTAATCCACGAGGTGTTTTTCTAGCTTCTTTCCCCACTGATTTTCAACGATTATGCCATTACTTTTGGTGTCCCAAAAATCAACAACATTCCCTATTTCTTTACCAATGGTTATGTCAAACTCATCTTTTATTGCTTCCTTGGACATCTTGTATGTGTGGGCTATCCAAGAGATGCGCCCTTCTTTACCAATTCCATAGGCAACATTATAGATGTCCCAAACGGCAATCTCTGGGAAAGTTGAGCCATCTTCAAGTTTCTTGATATATGGACGGACAGCAAAGCCCCCTCGGATAGTGGCATACCAAGCCATCTGATTTTGTAGTGGGGGCATATCTGGTTGACGCATTAGTTGTTCATCATTCAGGTTGATTGCCCCATATAAAAACCGCTCAACATTACTAGCAGTTGACCGCTCTGGCTCCGTCAAAACATCTCCTGGAATGCGAATAAGAAGTTTTGCTTCTGTCAACATAGAAATAGATTTCTTGGCAAGGTTCTTGGGAGCATTTGATGTATAGGAGTAATAGCCCCTACCAGCATCATAAGGCTTTAGTCTCCAGAGGTCAAAATCGTTGTCCCAACGTCTTCGCAAGGCAATAAAAGCTGTATCCTTCTGGAACTTATCCACAGCAGCTTTAATTTCGCTTATCTTGTCCACTGATGCTCCTTATTTAACTTCGTCAGCAAATATTTTAACTGGTGCGGGCATTGAAAGTCTTACCTTTTGCTCTAATGCTCTCAGTTGGTTTTGGACTCGAATATGCAAGTCAGATAAAATAATTAGTTCGTCTATCTTTCCAATTACCGCAAATGGTGTTCCCTCGGCTGTAAGTATAAGTGGCAAGACATCTTTTGACTCCTGAACAGTTAATCGCCTGAATTCGCTCAAAGACATTTCTTTCATAAAATCCTCCTTAATAGTTCAAAAGAATTTGATTTTCTGTTTTCTCAAAACAGGAGTGTATCCAATCAAATCAACAAGCCCATAAATTGTAGCCTTCGCAGCATCATTATTTTTATCGTCGGGAGTGTCACCGATAAGGGCACCTTGGCTATCCTGTCGCCATTTGTAAATAGCAGTTTGTCCAGTCAACGGCGAGGGGCACCCACCTAATTCGGATATAAGCCCCTTGCATTTAGCATTGATGTGAAGCATTGGTTTGTTGGTAAGAGGATTAACATTCAAACAAGACTTCATCCGTTCAATGCCATCTTGGATTCTAATCCTTTGGCTCCGTAGAGGAATGCCCCCCTCCTGCAACCAGACTTCTATTGGAGCAGGCATAGCCTGATGTTGGCGTCCAGCAATGTCTATTGCCCCTCCTATGACCCTGTTCCACCAAGGACGTTGCTTTGCAATCTTGATAATGTCAGAAGTAACCAAGTTTCGCTCATAGATTTCATCAATAATATAGATGTCTTCACCGTGCTTTTGGGCAACCTCTACTGCATAGGCGTGCTGGAAGCCAGGGTCAACCCAGAGGTAAACAAGCCCAGCAGGGTCAAATTCATATTCACCCCCTATGCCTGTGTGAATGTGATTTCGGAACTCGTTGAAGACCACACCCTTTGGAGGTGAAGGCAACCCACCGAAACGTTCCATAAACCATTCCTTAGAGCTTGCCGCTTCAAGAGCCTTGATTTCAGGGTCTTCTTTGCCTAGGGGGAAAATCGCAAGGTTTGACCAAGTTGGTAGGCTGAATGATACGAGGTCTTCTTCATTGGGAGCTTGTCCCCTGTTGTAAGCCTCAACATACCATCCGACAGAGGACTCAAAAGTCCCAGAGAGTAATAACCAGCCACGCTTTTCAGCTATTCTACCACGCAATCGTAGAAATGTCTCATAGTCTAACTGGCTTGCTTCACATCCTATGATACCATCAGGAGCCTCCATAGCCAACTTACGATAATCTTGTGCTGATTTGGTTACAATCCGAAATCCACCCTCAATGGTAATCTCCCCTGGGTCTACGTGGCGAGATGCTTGATAATTTACGTGTAGCTTTTCAAAGCCTTCACAAATGTAATCATACTCTGCTTTGGTTCTAGAATAATCGGCTGCCACAAGCCAAACCAAGGGGGATTCCCAAAACCTTGAAAGATACTCTGCTGCTGAACTGAAGCTTTTTCCGCTTCTTTCGCCGCCAGCTACCAATCGAATGCGAGACTCGTTCTTGTGGATTGGCTCTTGCACTGCTGTTGGATAATAAGCCAGTTTGTCAAATATTAACTTTTTCTGTTCCCAAGTTGCCATTACACTACCCGAACGACAAGGACAAGGAGAGCAGCAAGAAAGGCAAGAATAAGCCCAATAAAAATCAGGACAAAGTTTATCTTTAGACCCAAAATGTTCAACTGTGTCGGAATATGGTTAAAACACGCTTCCCACAAGGCATCAATCTGGTCTCGTTGCTTCTGCGGCTTCTCTGGTATTTCCTTGTTGCTGCCGAACATTATTTATATCTCCTGTATTCCCCACTTCAAATTTCAACCTCTGGTGCGCAGGGTGTATTGGGGGTTTCATCGTGGAAACACTTATGCCATTTAGCTTTAATGGTGTCTTCCTCATTGGCTTTACCCACATTTATTTTCACCGCAAAGCCCTTGAGAACCTTAATATGCTGTTCTATTGCAACCAAGTGCCCTTTTAGGGCTGGGGGTAATCCCCCCTTCTCATCATAGGGAATAGCCAAGTCAATCATATATCTTCTATAACTCATAAATACCTCCACTTTGTAGCTAAATAGATATTCGTATGTTCAGCGAGAGATAGCGCCCTGCTATGAAGCCAAGCCTCGCCATAAACGCCGTTAGTAACACCGCCAGCGTAATCTCCCCACCTACCTAAAGCGATTGGTGCTGTCCACGATAAATCATCTGAACTGCTTACAACGCCACTAAATACCTCCGCCCCATCACAAAAGACCTTACCGATAGTCCCATTTATCCTTGTGCCAGTTATGAGGTGATATGCCCCATCCCATATCTCTGCTGTTGTAACAGCAGAGT